GCATAATAGTTGTGCGACCTAACTAGGTGGCAACTGCTAACACTATCAAGTCAACTAAAGAGACCTTTCTGAGGAAAGACAATCTTGATTATGGAAACTGAATGTGAAGGCTTTCTTAAACAATAACACTTAACACAAAGGAAACAACAATATGAGTAACGCAGCTCCCGTTTCCATTGGACGAGTCAACGCTTCTGGTTCAGAAGACGCATTGTTCCTGAAAGTTTTTTCTGGTGAAGTACTTACTTCATTCGAAAGAGCATCAGTAACAGCGGGCCAAGAACAAGTTAGAAGCATTGCAAGCGGTAAGTCAAGTACCTTCCCCGTGATGGGCAGAATTTCTGCAGAATATCACGTGCCAGGTGCCGAAATTACTGGTTCCGATGTAAACCACAACGAAAAAGTAATAACAATAAACGACCTTTTAATTAGTCACGTCTTCTTGAGTAATCTAGAAGAAGCTAAGAATCACTGGTCGGTTAGAAATGCATACAGTGCTGAAATTGGCAGAGCCTTGGCTTTCCAAAAAGACACGCATGTACTTCAAACAATAGGTATAGCAGCTAAAACTACAGCAGCAAACGTTGGTGACACTTCGTACCCTACAGGTACTACTATCACTAACGCTTCGATTGCTTCAGCAACAGCGGCTACAGCAGCAAATGCAATGATTGATTCATTGTTTGATGCAGCTAAACAAATGGATGCTAACTACGTTCCAAGAGAAGGTAGAAAAGCATTTATCAGACTAGAAGAATACTACAAATTAGCAAACGCTACTAATGCAGTCAACGTTGACTTCACAGGTGGTGCTAATGGTGGACTAGCATCTGGTAAAGTAATGAAAATTGCAGGAATAGAATTAGTACCTACTCCTCAATTCGTTTCTTCAAATGTTACAGCGGTACCTGGTAAAGGTTCTGCAACACAAGGTGGTTCTTTCCCACAACTAGTAAACATGACGAATGCAGTATGTTTAGTTTCACACCCAACAGCCGTTGGAACTGTAAAACTTTTAGATTTGCAAACTGAAATGGAATACGATGTTAGAAGACAAGGAACATTAATGGTTGCTAAATATGCAATGGGTCATGGAGTTCTGAGACCAGAAGCAGCAATAGTAATTAACGAAGCGTAATTAATTTTACGTTACTTAAAGAGGGGGACACTGCCGAGAGGTATTTCCCCCTCGACTTAATCAAAAATTTATAAAAACTATGACTACACAAATATCTACAACAACTGAATTACAAGCAATAAACACTATGCTAAGTTTTATCGGTGAAAGTCCAGTATCAAGTATAACTGGAAACATTGGTACAGACGTTGCAGTCGCTAAAAATATTTTAGATGAAACTTCTATGAGTGTTCAGTCACAAGGATGGTTTTTTAATAGAGAATTAAATATAACAACTTCAAGAGATACAGCTAATAAAATACCTTTAGAAGTTAACTGTGTTCAAGTAGAAGCTTCGGCTCCTTATCAATATGTTTATCAATACACTATTAGAAACCAATACTTATATGATTTAAAAAACAAAACAGATGTCTTTACTTATGACCCTATGGTGGACAAAGTCTTAGTACAACAGTTTGAACACACACCTGAGTATGCAAGAAGATACATTGTAGTTAAAGCTGCAAGAAGATTTGCAGCAAGATATGTAGGTGCAACAGAATTAATTAAACTAGCACAATTAGATGAACAAGAAGCTCACATGGCTTTTGAACAAGCAGACTCCAGAGCAATGGATGCTAACATGCTTAATGATGATTATGACACTAGTTACATTGCTAATAGAGGGCCTAGAAGGTCAAGCAGGAACTAATTTATGGGACTAATCTCAACATCAATCCCCAATCTTATTAATGGTATTAGTCAACAAAATGCTGTTCAACGTAATGTAGGACAGGCAGAAACACAGACTAACTTCTCATCTAATATAATTGAAGGATTAACTAAAAGACCTCCAACAGAATTTGTCGCTAATCTACTTTCATCAACAGCGTTTCCAAATAATGCAGCAGTACATTGGATTAATAGAGATAGTGCAAACCAATATGTAGCTGTATTCACAAATGGTACAGTTAAAGTTTTTAATTTAGATGGTGTTGAAAAAACTGTTACTATAGGCACTGGTGGTGCTAGTTACTTAGCTACTACAGCTCCTATCAATGATTTAGCATTTACTAATATTGCAGACTATACATTTGTTGCAAATAAAACAAAAACTATAACTGAAACTTCTGCAACTACAGCAGCAAAAGTTCAAGAATATATTTCTTATGTTAAAAGTTCTCAGTATGGAAGACAGTACAGTGTTACTTTAAATCATTCTACTTGGTCATATCCAATAGAAGTTCTATTTCAAATGCCTACTGGTAATGATGCTTCAACTGATAGTGGATTTAGAGATACAGAAAAAATTGCTCACATATTATTATATGGAACAGCATCTTCACATTGGTCTTCAGGTGCAGATGGTATTGGATTTAAAACTATAAGAACTGACACAGGCGCAACTTTAAGTACATCAGAAGGATTAGCAAATTATTCTGGAATTACTGGAACGTTTACACATACACAATATGGTAACACTATTTATGGAACATGTAGTAGTGGTACGTTTGCAGTAGAAACTACAGACGGTTTTGGTAACCAAGCTATGTATGCAGTTAAAGATGCTATACAAGATTTTACAGATTTACCTTACTACGCAAAACCAGGAATGATTCTTCAAATCACTGGTGAAGAAGGTGATACACTTTCTGATTACTATGTAGAATTTAAAGCTAATGGAGTATGGAGTGAGTGTGTTGGCCCAGGAGTTAAACTTGGTTTAGACAACGCAACCATGCCTTACGCATTAATAAATAATAATAACAATACTTTTAGTTTTACACAACAAACGTATACAAACAGAGCAAGTGGTGATGATGTTACTAACTCTGCTCCAAGTTTTGTAGGTAAGAAAGTTTCTAACTTAACATTTTTCCAAAACAGATTAGGTATAATTTCAGACCAAAATCTTGTTTTATCTGAAAATGCTTCTTACTATAATTTTTATGCAACAACAGGTACAGATGTTTTAGATACTGACCCTGTTGACATTGCAGCAGCAGGAACAACAGTAAACAAACTTTACAATTCTATAGATTTTAATGAACAGCTTTTATTATTTTCAGAAGAAGCACAATACATTTTAGAAAGTTCAGGAGACTCAGTAACACCTACTACAGCAGTGTTAACTAAGACAAGTACATTCTCACATGCAACTAAAGTTTCTCCAGTCTCAGCAGGTAAATATGTTTACTTTGCACAGAATAGAAATGACAAAACAGCAGTAACAGAATATTTTGCAGATGATGATACATTAACCAATGATGGAATTGATGTAACAATAGGTGTTAGTTCGTTAATACCTGGAAACGCATACAAAATTGTATCAAACAATATTGAAGATACAATGGTAGTACTGTGTCATGATACTTTAGATGGTACTAATAATACTGCATACACACCTTCAAGTGCTGTAACCGCTACAAACGCAAGTACATTAAATATCTATAAATATTTCTGGGACTCTAATAAAAAAGTTCAATCAGCCTGGAGTACATGGAGTTTATCAAATTGTCAGATTATATCAGCAGAAGCTTATGACAGTTATTTGTATGTTTTAGTTAATGAAAACACTAATACAAAATTATTAAAAATAGATTTACGTAACCCAGATTTCTCTGCGCTATCCCACAACATTCACGTTGATTTTAGAACAGCTACCTTATCTGGAACTTATAACTCATCTACAGATTTAACAACATTCACACTTCCTTATTCTTTAAACCAAACATTAAAAGCAGTTGACGCAACAAATGGTTCAAATTTAACAATAGATAATTCAAGTTCTGGAACAACACAAAAAATTAAAGGCAACCATACTTCAGCAGTATTTGGTTCAACATATTTATCTGAGTATAAATTTTCTACTCCTTATGTAAGAGAAGATGGAGGGAGTGGTACAATTTCTGTAACATCAGGACGTTATCAAATTAGACAAGTTTCAGTTGATTATCAAAATAGTGGTTTCTTTCAAGCAGTCGTAACTCAAGAAGGTAGAAACAATGTTACTTATGAATTTAATGGAACAATTATTAACAGTGCAAGTGCGATTATTGGACAACCTAATATAACAAGTGGTACTTATAATATTCCTATTCAGTCTAGAAACACACATTATACATGCACACTTAAATCAGACTCACATTTACCAGTGCATTTTGTTTCAGCGGAATTAGAAGGCTTTTACCATAGGCGTTCACAAAGAGCTTAATGGAAAAGTACGTCAGAGTTTCTAAATCTGAGGATGCCCATGAGTTGGCCCCAAAAGTTAGACAAGAAGATTTAGATGAGATTAAAGCCTCAGATAATGCATTACCATTACAAGCTTTAACTTATCCGTTTCAACAATTAAACCATAAAACTTATTCTATAATAGGAACTGAACAAGAAGGTGTTATTGGAATGTTTGGAGTAGTGCCTAGTGATAAGAATGATTATGGTGTGGCTTGGTTATTATCCAGTCCAGAATTACTAAACCATACAATACAGTTTTTAAGAGAATGTCCTAAGTGGGTAAAAGAAATGGGACAGGATTATAAATATTTATACAATTACGTTGATGTTCGAAACGAAGTTGGAAACAAATGGTTAAAGTTTTTAGGCTTTAACTTAATTGAAACCGTTAACTACGGTTATGAAAAAAAACCATTTAATTTAATGATAAAGGAAATAAAATAATATGTGTTCACCAGAAGCAAAAATGGCATTGTCAGTTTTCAGTGCTGTTCAATCTCACAATGCTAAACAACAAGCAGCAAACGATACTGCTCGTTCAAATTTCCATGCTAAAGGTGCCGCAAGTGCAGCTTTATTTGATGACTATAGTGCAATAGATAATAATAAAATTGAAGCAGCAAAAGAAAAAGCAGCAGAGAAATTTGCACTTAAAAGAGAAAAGATTGCTGAGATGTCCAAACAACTCAATTTAAATGTTGGTAACGCTACCGCTATTTATAAAGATGTTGGAACCGATAGTGACGCAGAGTTTACAAGTGTTGACAGGGCCTTTAATCAAGACCTGTTAGCGTTTAACAGACAAGAAAATGAAGCGTATTCAGCTTACGCAAATACAATAAACAATCTTCCTATACCACAACACCCAAGTCAAATGGCGTTAGCTATAGATATTGCAAGTGCAGGTGCAGATTATGGAAGTAATTCAGATAGAAAATATTTTAATAAGGATAAAGCATAATGGCATACAAATCACAGGTTAAATCAGTTGGTTACCAAAGAACATCAGTAGGCAGACAAAGAACATCACCAACTAATGAGTTATCTCAAATAGCTGAATCTTTAAAAGGTTTTAATAAATCATTTGATAAATTTACAGCTAATTATAAAGATGAACAACAGAATGACGCTCAACTAGTTTTTGATACTTTAAAAACTCAAGGTATAACTGACCCTGAAGAAATTAAAAAACTTATTGATAAAGGTGACCCTAGAGTAGCCAATTTAAAAGGCTACTACACAAAAGCTATTGTTGATTCTAACTTTGGATTAGCACACGCTATTGAAGATTTTAATAATATAAATTTACAAGTAGCAGATATAACTGGTGGTGATGAGAATGGTGATGCCATGGCTAATCTTGATGTTAATAAACTACTTCAAACAGATGAAGGAAGTCCTTTAAGAGATTTAGACAACCAATCAAAGTCTTATAATCGTACATACACAGAGTCTTTAAATAAAATGAGATTAGAGTTAGACTCAAAAGTATCTGTAGCAAAAGGTTTACAATTAAACAGAGCTACCAACGCAGCATCTTTTCAAATTATAGCAAAAGCTTGGGAACAAGGTGGAGCCTGGGTAGATAATAGTAATCTTAAAAGAGATAAAAATAACCAAACTGATGAAATGGAAACTAAGGGTGAGTCTATTTATCATTCTTCTACTAGAACTAAAGATTTAGAACAATTAAGAAACGATAAAGTTGTTGGTGAAAAATTTATTAATAAAGATGAATGGAACAAACAAGTTTTAAATTATTTTGAACAAAGAGTAGAGTTACAATCAACAGCTCTGATAACTGACCCACAAGAATTTACAGACATTGTAACATATCTTACAATGAAAAGAGGTAAAGATGGTTCACTTCCTTCTTATCTAAGAACTCCCCAAACACAAGAACAAGCAACAAATATTATAAAATCTATTAAAGGAAAAGTAGCTACTTCTAGTAAATTAGCTATTGCTGTTGATTTAATTTCTAAAGGACATGCTTATAAAAAAGATGAAACAACTTATACAGATTCAAGCGGTAATATTAAAATTGGATTAAGCACAGAAGACCTAAATAACGCTATTGTTACTTGGGAAAAAACTTTAGTAGAACCTCACATAAACAAAATGGTTGCTAATGGAGACGTTCCAAAAGATTTAGCTGAATTTACAAAATTTCAAATAACACAAAAAATGTTAGACGCTAATGGTATTCAACACCCTACTTGGAAAAATGAAATTACAATGGGTTTTGATTCTATTAATGTTATTAAATCAGTAGGAAATGATGACACGCTTGACCCTACTGGAATTGATATTTTTCAAAGAGGTTTTAAAAGATACCAACAGTTAAGAACTATTTATGGAGAAAATGTTCCTACAAAATATGCTTCAACTGACGCTTCTTCTTTTTATGAAATTGTAAACAACCTTACTAGAAATACAAACATGGGTGAAGAAAGAGCAATTATGAAAGCCTATGAAGCTATCAACAATCCAACACTTGCATACGCAGACCTCAAAGTTACTAAGTCAGACATCTATGATGATGTTCAAGGTGAGTTTGATAAATGGTTTGATGAAGGTATTCCATGGTTTGAAGGACTTTTATTTACAAATAAAGAAGATATGCCTGACTGGGCCAAAGCAATAACAAGAGATAGTCCTGGGTTTGATTGGGATGATGTTGACATGTCTTTAGTACAACAAAGAGCAACCATGACAGCAGCTACAATGATGTCAGCAGGTATGAAAAAAGAAGACGCTATTAAATTTGGAATTAACGAAGTAGTTTCAAGACACACTTTAGTAGATGGAGTTCTTGTAAATAATTCATCTTTTCCTTTAGCTGACTCAAAAATTTTAACAGAGAAAAGCCAATTAATTGCTAAGAAATTTGAAAATGTTTGGATGCAAAAATACAAAGAAGATGGCAAATTAGAAGGTTGGTTTAATGAAGGTGATATTCCTTTGGTTGCAGATAGAAAAGGGGATTTAAAACACTACGCAGAAGATTTAGTAGTACGTCCTTTTAAAAGTGGCTTGTTAGTATTAACAGATAAAGGTTCTCAATTACCAGTTCTAACACCTAATGGAGATTTTGTAATTATTTCAACAGGAGATTTTACAGACGGTTCTATTGATGAGCTAATGAAAAAAGATAAAGATTTTAAAATATTAAATGAAAATGCAGTTAACCAAAAAAATCTTTTATTAATTGAACAGATAAAGGTGAATAAAAAATGAACGAAGAATTAATAAATAAAATTTTAGAAGGTATAGCTAAAGATGAAGGTACAGAAGGAAGAGCCGTTGCTTTAGAAGGTGGTGGAAGTACTAGAGGTTATGGAATTACAACTATAGCAGAAGGTTTAAAAAAAGCTTTAAGTTTTAGTAATCTTAATGCTGATGAAATGTCAGATAAAGATTTAGCAAGACAGATTGTTATTTATAACATTGGTGAAATGAAAAAAGACATGGGTGAAGAGACCTGGAATAACTTACCAGACCAAATGAAAATTGTTGCTTCAGACCAATATTATAATTCTGGAAAATTATTTGATGGATTTAAAGAAGATTTAATTAGTGGAAACTATGAAAATGCATTAAAAAATACTTTAGATATTATCTCTGCTAACGACCCTACGACAGGCACAAACGGTGTCATGACTGGTTTAATTAACAGAAGAGTTAGTAAGTACAATGAAGCTGCTGAAGCTTTAGGATTTAATCAGATAACTAATTTTACAACAGGAAATTCTGTAGAAGAAGGAAAACAAACTGCTGTTACTTATAATTATAATAACAGTGAGCCTTTTATAGTTAACACTATTTCAGGCATGCACAGTCAGTCGCTAAAAAAAACTGACATAAGCATAGAAGCTCAAAACGCTATAAGTAACGTCATAGAGTCTGACCCAGAATATAAAGAAATAGCTAATACAGTTCTTAATCAACAAGGAACTCCAATAGGAGAAGTTGTAGGCAATGTTGTAGATACAGCAGGGGAATTTATTAACAATGCACAAGAATCTATTCAGAAAAGTGACGAAAATGCTAGGATGATACCTAAGATTGTTGAAGGCAGTAATCAAATAAATGATGAAGCTGATAAAGCGCAAGAGAACTACGACATGCAATCAGCTAATGAGTTTATAAATAATATTGAAGAACCGCAGTTATGGGATTTAGATTTTAAACAACCTTATGACCAAGAAGATTTAGACCAAATTAATGATGTAAATTTTAAAAGACAACAAGATTTAAAAAAGAAATATACTTTAGGTGATGCTACAGCAGGTGCTTATGAATCTGAAACAATAGAAGCTAATCTTTACAAACAATTTAATGCTGAAAAATTAGCACCAGATTCAAGTTTTCAATTAACTCAAGAAAAACTAGATGCGTTCGCTTTAGATTTACCTGATGATTTTAGAGATGAGTTTGCACACGCTCACAGTGATGCACATGCTCAACAAATTAGACAACAACTTTTATCACATTTAGAACTTGAAGATAAAATATATTCACAAGGAAGAGCAAAAGGAACCATGTTAAGATTAATGGCTGCTTTTACTGACCCCGCTGCTTGGGCAGCAATTATAGCAACAGATGGAATATTAGCTCCAGTTATAGCTATACAAAAATCTGTAAGGGCCTACAGAATGTTAAGAAAAGGATTTGCAGGTGCAGTTTCTATTGGAGGTATTGAAAGCTATTTAGCAACACAAAGACCTGACTATGATATAGATGATGTTATGCATGGTGTCTTAGCAGGTGCATTTCTTGGAAGTTTATTTGGGATAAGAACTCCTAAAATTAAATCAAACAGTTTTACAAAAAAATTTAAAGATGCAGCAGATGAGTCTGACACTAAACTTATCAGAGATGACGGAGGATTTACTCCTACTGGTGGTGGTGGAAAAAATACACCTCCTAAAATATTTAATAAAGGAGACACAGTACTTATTAATAATAAAGGTGGTACAGGAATTATAGTTGGCTTTAATAAAACTTCTAGAAAATTAGGAAACATGAATGACAATTATGTTATTAAAATAGATAACAAATCAAAAGTGTCTTCAACTCAAAACGATAACATGGTTCTAAGTAGAGAAATTGTAGATGAACTAAATATTAAAAATAATCAAAGCAGAAGCGCAGACCTTGTACCTGGGCCTAATAACCCAAACCCATTGAAACCAAATGGTGAAAGAACATTTGATTGGTATGACCCTAATTATGATTTAGCGTTACACACAACAAAAAGACCAGATGGAAGATTTGAAATTAAAATGATTGAAAACCAAACAGGAAAACCAGACGAATTAATTATGCAAGTTAATAAAGATGGAACTGTAGAAATAAGGAAATGTTTATAATGGCAAGAAAAATATGTAGTTGGAAAGACGCAATACCTGAAAATGTATTTGAAGATAAAGCAACCGCTAACGAATATGTTAGAGGCAGAATGGCAGAATTTAATATTCTACGTGACGCTGATATGACACCAGAAACTTGGGCAAGAGCAGTAAGATTTGATTTCTTTGCAGCAATGGCTTCAACCATGAGTAACAAAATGAGAAAAATGGGAAGTCTTTTAGTTAGAGATTCTACTCCAAAAAAAGGCGTAACTAATTACACAAGACCTGTAACTGCTTCAGAAGTTAAAGACATGAATGTAGACAGAATGATGGTTTTATATCATGTACCTCATACAAATTTCTTAAAAAAATGGTTAATAGAACAAAAGAAATTAGGAAGACATAACTGGAATGGTGCAAATAATAATAAAGTAAGAAAAGAATTTAATGATTTAGTAGGTAGAGCAATACGTGGAGAAACGATTGCTTTAAATGAATTAGGATATGTAGGTAAAGAAAGCCAAGAATTAATTGCTAAAATGGCAAAAGTTCAAAGTAATTTACTAAATGAGCAACTTCAAATGCTTAAAATTACAGGTGTAGAAGGTGCTGAAAATATTGTAGATAATTTTAATTATTTAACAAGAGTTCATAATCCACAAAAATATCAAAAAATATTATCTGACCCTAGTAAAGGCCCACAGTATCTTAAAACGTTTTTAGTAAATGCCATGGACGATACAATGGTTAAAGGCTCTAAACAAAAACCATTAACAGCAGCTCAAAAAATGACAATAGCAGAAAATTTAGTAACTATTGTTCAACGTTCAAATTTTCAAAGAGGTGGTGTTAATTTAGATTTTATCATGACTAGTATGCAGAAACGTGAAACTTTTAGACGTACAATGCAAGACCATACTGATATGAAACCTGAAGAAATAGACAATTTAATTAATAAAATGTTTAAAGTTCCTCCTGGAACAACAGGTGCTAGCTCATCTTATTTACAAAGAAGAATTAAATTTAATGAAGGACATACTGACGGTAGAACAAACTTTTCTGATTTATTAGAAAACAATGCTGAAGCTTTATTTATGAATTATACCAACAGTGCAATGGGGGATATGGCTCTTGCTTATAAAGGTATAAAATCTAGAGGCGATTTTGCAAGATTGAGACAAGAAATTGTAGACGATTATTCTGCTGCAACTATTAATTCTGGTAAACTTAAAAAATGGCAAATGGATAATGAATTAGATGCTATGGATATGGCTTATAGTTATATCAAAGGTCAGCCACTTGCACCAAACCCTAGCGGTTTAGGCCCTACAGCAGGTAGATTTATTCGTAAATTAAATTATTCAAGAGTAATGAACCAAGTAGGTTTTGCTAACATGTCTGAAATGGGTAACCTTACAGGTTTAATTGGTTGGAGAGCAACATTAAAAAATGTACCTGAAATAAGACGTATGATGAAACGTTTAGAAAATGGAGAACGTGTAGATGATTTTATTCGAGAAATAGATTACACTCTTGGTGGCATTGGTAACCACTCAATCATTCAACAAGTTACAAATAGATTAGATGATTTTGGAAGCAATATGTCGGACGATTTAGTAACAACTGCTGAAAATAAATTAGACCAATTAAACAGATTTACAAATACTTATTCTGGACAATTTTCAAGTACATCGGCAATGCAAATTGTTACTGTATCCGAAATGACTCAGATATTTGGTAAATGGGCTGTAGGTAAAGGAAGCCATCCTTTTGCTAAACTTAGATTTGGTAAAAATAGAATGTCTGATGACCAGATGAGAGCAAGAATGGATGATTTAGGGATTAGTCCTACAATGTTAGAAAAGATTTCTAACGAATTTAAAAGTCATACATCATGGACTAAGGGAGAACTTGGTACAAGAATTTCAAAAACTAACTTTGATAGATGGTCTAATGAAACTAGAGCAGTTTATATTATGGCTATGAGAAGATTAGCACATAGAACAGTTCAACAAGCAGATATAGGTGAGAAAGCATATTTTGGATATTTAAAAGAATTTGGAATGAATGCAGATGGACACCTTGGACAAATTGCTTATCAATTTAGAAGTTTCATGTTTTCATCATGGGGTAAACAATTCCTATATGGTTTAAAAATGAGAGACGCTATTGTGTTTGACCAGTTTATGAACTCAATGCTTTGGGGTAGTTTAATGTTTACAGCGCAAACTTCACTAGCAGGTTTAGCTCATCCAAACCAAAAAGAATTCTATGAAAGAAGATTAAATCCAGAAACAATCGCTAAAGCAGGATTTCAAAGAGCTGCTTTTGCTTCATTGCTTCCTGTAGGTGCTAATTTATTAGGTTCAATGTATACAGACAATCCTATCTTTGGATACAGAACAAGTGGCTTAGACACCAATATTATTACTGGTAACCCCACTTATTCATTAATATTTCAAAAATTAATACCAACAATGAAGGCAGTATCACAAAGTACTTTTAATCCCGAAAGAACATTTTCTCAATCAGACGGAAATAAAGCTATCGGAATATTGCCATTTTATAATTTAATAGGTTTACAGCAATTTTTAAGAGCAATAGCAGGTGAATTGCCTGAAAACCGACAACAATAAGACCCCATATTAGAAGCTAAACACAAGGAGATTAATGGCTAATTCATTTGTAAGATATACAGGTAATGGCTCTACAACTGCTTATTCTATATCATATTCATATAGAGATGCCGCAGATTTGATTGTCACTATTAACGGTGCCGCTACAACATCTTACACTTTAAACGGTGCAGGTAGCACATTAACTTTTGACACTGCTCCCGCCAATGCGAGTGCTATTGAAATTCGTAGAAAGACTTCACAAACTTCCAGATTAACAGATTACGCAGCAGGCTCAGTTCTTACTGAAAATGATTTAGATACAGATAGTGAACAGGCATTCTTTATGTCACAAGAAGCTATTGATGATGCTAATGATGTAATTTCATTAGACAATGCAGATTTCCAATGGGATACTCAA